GAGTCATGTACCATTCTCTAGACCTTCATGCCGCCACAGACCGAATTCCAAGTGTATTAACACAAAGAATGTTGGCCATAGTGATCGGCAAAGCGAAGGCTAAAGCATGGCATGACATACTGACCGGCTATAGTTTCTCATTTGGAGGCACACAGCATAACTATGCAGTGGGTCAACCAATGGGGGCCTATAGCTCTTGGCCAGTAGGACTGGCAATGATTCACCATTGCTTAGTAAGAATAGCAGCTCATAGAGTTGGATTATCCAACTTTACGGACTACGTTCTTCTAGGCGATGATATAATCATTGCTAGTGACACAGTAGCGGAATCATATACAAGCCTTATGGCAAGTATAGGTGTAGAGATTACGGATAGTAAAACATTCCATAGTAATAAACTATTGGAGTTTGCTAAACGTAACTTCTACCTGGGAGAAGAAATTACCGCCCTAAGCGCCTCTGGCCTAATGAGAAGTTGGAAGAGATATTATCTCTTCGTCAACTACTTATTATCGCAAAGTCGACATGGGTGGGCACTTTCAACTTTCAGTGAAATCGCCCGGGTCATATCCGAGGTTTACCGGTTTTATCATAGACGAGATCATCAGATCAAATCTGTGTTAAAACTCAGTGAACTTTACCTTTCCATCTTGGTGGATCGAAAATCCATCAAGGCGGGTGTAGGAGAAGTTGAACTTACTTTTGGTAAAACAATTGTAAGCAATTTCGAGCTACATGCCCCCGAAGGATCTGGTCCAGAGTTCTTTAAGAACATCTGGAACCAAACTCTTCTGGAGCAAATTGGTAAGGATATTGAGAGATTAGGGTCGCAAACTCAAACAATGATGTTATCATTTATGAGTAAAAGCGCCTGGACATCTCTGAACTTGGGTGACCAACCTTACATTGACCAGATGGGCATGTTTTATGAGTATCTGAATGTAACTAGACTGATACCAATGTTCATGGTACTTGCCGAGGAGAAAGCCGCCGCCGACCAGTGGTTGCAACACCACTTTGGGGAGCGGGCCTCCTTCTCGAACAAGTTGCCATGGGCATTGGACATCCCAGAACTTTCATTCTCGGATGTTCAGTTCTTTGTTCCAGATCAGATTTTCTCCATGCGCCG